CGCCTTGATGGAGTGGATCAGATCCAGAATCTCATCAGCGGTGAAGGTCGCACCAGCGGTAGTGATACCAACGCCAGCGCCCTGGGTGTCATGCAGCAGACCGTAAGGCTTAGCTACGCCATCACCGTTGATGAAGGCATCCTCCTCAGCTGCGCCGATACGACGGGCGAACTCGGTAGCGATGTAGGACTCAACATCGAAAACGGAGTCCTGCAGCAGCTCGTCGCTGACCTTGATCATGGTCGCCAGCTTGTGAGCGCCCAGGGAGATCTGGCCAAAGGCATCGTCGGATTCAGGAATCAGACCTTCCTCCTCAACCCAGGAAGCAGTACCATGGCTGGCAACGATCGGGATCTTACGCTCGCCAGACTCGGTACGGATGATGGTGCACAGGGAACGCAGGTGGTTTTCCTCTTCCAGGGCCTTGATCAGAGTACGCTCGTACTCGTCAGGACACAGGTAACCGCCTTCAGAGTCAGTGCCGATCTGAAGCGCATTCACAACAGCCAGGTGGGTACCACGGTTGCGAACCATCTTCCAGAAGGCGTTCTTGTACTCATCGGACGCACGTCCAGTCTTGCCGTTAGTAGGCGCAGCAGCGTTGTCAGGACGAGAAGTCAGCGGGTTCTGCACCGCAGCATTCAGCTCGCGCTCCATTTCGGCAGCACGCTCTTCGCGCTCGATGGCATGGCCCATATCGACCACATCCTGTTCCATACGCTCATAGGTAGCAGTGTCCTCAGCGGACATCAGGCCCTTTTCGTCCTGGTGTTCATCAAGGAACTTCTTCGCCTTATCCCAGATCTCACCGCGCTTGGCACGCATTTCGTTAATCTTGCTCATTGTTTTTCCTCCTTAGCGCCTCGTGGGCATAATCAAACCCAGCCTCTTCTGAAGCTGGGATACAGGGGTACCGGCCTGGGCCGGTTCTTGGGTGACAGGTTCCTCAGACTGTTCAGGAGCCGGAGCGGGCTGCTCAGGTTCCGTGGGTTCAATAGTCGTGGGCTCAGGTTCCACAGGCTGCACAGAAGCTGCCGGACGAGGACGCTGAGGGCGAGCTCGATCCAGCCAGGCTTTCACTTTGGCTTCGGCCTCTGCACGATCAACCGTGCGCGGGACAACACAGTTGAACAGGTTATTGGAGGGTACTTCGTCGACGATACCGTCAATGAAGCCCTCGGCCAGCGCCTGCTGTGCATCCATCCAAGTCGTGGTACTCATCATGTTCGAAAGCTCTTCTCGGCTTCGATGAGAGCGCCGCGCGTAGACATTCAGAATGCTTTCCTTGCAAGCCCTGAGGAGTCGAATGGCATCATTCAGATCCTGTTCGTTGCCCCAGGCCATACAGCTGGGGTCGTGGATCATGAAAAGGCTGCCAGGAGTCATTTCAACGCGCTCCGCAGCCAGAGAAAGCACCGACGCTGCAGAAGCAGCCGTACCCGAAATCACAAGGTGAACCTTGCCGGGATACGAGCGCACATCATCGAACATCCGAGTGGCCGCATTACAGTTGCCGCCGTAGGAGTTCAGAACGATGCGCACATCATCTGCATTGGCGTTGCCTTTGCCGTACAGCTCATCGTGGAGGTAACCGGGCGTGATTTCATCGCCGTACCAAACCTCCTCGTCGATGTAGCCATTAAGGCTGATGGTTCTCAAGATTCTCACCTCCTGCAGCGGCCACAACAGCAGCTGCTGCGTTAATAGGGATCATGTTGCCGTTGACCAGGTAGAGGTTACCGCCATCCTCATCGGCAATGGGATTCAGGTTTTCAAGCTCTCGGATATCGTTCGCACTCAGCCAGCCGTTTTGACGCGCGATCGCATAGCCTTCCATTCGGGACTTGTAATCGCCCCTCAGAAGGCCGTCGATATTGAACTGCACGAAAAAGCGCTCCTTCTCTTTAGGAGAGAAAAGAGCGCGATTGATCGCTTGTTCAATTCGAACCAGCCACGGCCTGATGGTATGGGTTGCAAACGAGATCGACTGGTGCTCAATGTTCGAGAACGTGGCATGCTCCAGATCGCCAACCAAGTGCGGAGGTACACGGTAGATTCGGCAGATCTCGGATACCTGAAACTTTCTGGTTTCCAAGAACTGCGCCTCATTGTTAGGCATGGAGATCCGGTCAAACTTCATGCCTTCCTCAAGGATCGCAACCTTGCCGGAGTTAGATGAACCGCCATAAGCTTTCGTCCAGCTCTCACGCAGACGCTGAGGATCCTTGACTGTGTTGGGATGAGTCAGCACACCAGAAGGCGTCGCACCATTAGAGAAAAACTTGCTACCGTATTCCTCAGCGGCGATGCCCAGGCCAATGGCGTTCTTTTCAAGCGCAATAGGACTGTATCCCATGACACCATCAAAGCCCAGGCCCGGAATGTGAAGCACATCTTCCGGCCTGAGCGAAACCGCCTGACCTTCATTGGTCGTGTAGGTATATGTCAATTGGCCTTTGCTGTCTCGGTCAACTTCCATGTGATCCGGCAGCAACGGGTACAACCCGAGGATCTTGTTTCGACCGCTGCGTATAATCTGGCAGTAGCAATTTCCCCAGAGCAGCAAGTGCGACAACATGACCTCGCGCCAAACGAACGAGGTCATTTCGGTATTCGGCTCATCGTGCAGGATCTTGTACAGCGGATGATCCACCGCCTTCTTGCTGCCTCCATCCGTCTGTTCGTAGACATGGATGGGCAGACTGGCGATTGTCTCCGCGATAACCCTGACGCAAGCATACACAGTTGACACCTGGATAGCAGATCGTGCGGTAACCGATTTGCCTGAGCCACTGGTGCCAAAGTAGAAAACAGGCGCGGCGCTCACCGAATCAGTGGGCTTGTCCCGTGCCTTGAAGCGTCCGAAGAGTTTCAAGGGATACACCTCCTAATGATTACAGGCCGCTGCCCGTCTTCTGGTCATGACAGGACTTACAGAGTGCCTGCCAGTTGGTCATGTCCCAGAAGAGCTGCTGATTCCCTCGATGAGGAATGATATGGTCTACAACTGTTGCTGCAGATGCCTTGCCTGCATTGAGGCACAGCACGCACAACGGATGTTTCCTCAAGTACCGTATGCGAGCAGCTCGCCAGCGTGAATCATATCCGCGTTGCGCAGCATTCTCACGAGCATAAAGCCCGCGATGCTCGGCACAGTACACACCATCTGATAGGTTCGGGCAGCCGGGATGGCGACAAGGGCGCTGGGGCTTACGAGGCATCAGCGACCACCCTTGCGAGTGCCTCCAGCTTTGGCCTTGTTGGGCTTGCTGGGGGTGCCGGTTGCCTTGGGCTTCTTCTTTTCGGGATAGACGATCGTCAGCTCGCCTTCCTTGGAGACAAAACGGTCTTTTCGCTTGTTATCCATGACATGATCCTCCTGTTACTTCTTCTTTTTCTTCGAGGGTTCCACACGAAGATGAACTTCGGTGATATAGCCGTTCTGCACGGCTTTGGTAATCTTGAAAGTCGTGCCGCGCTGGAGGAGAAACTCGTTCTCGCTCCTGAAATGAGAAAGGGGCGCGACATAAGCGCCGCGTCCCACACCTGCTGGAACTGTAATAACGAACTGGTACTTGCCTCCGAAGTTAGCGCCTTGAGATGCTGAGGTCGACATGAAACCCTTATCAACCAAGCGAGCACCGGCTTTAGCCATGGCATTTATCTCAGCCACAGTCTTATCGCCGCCAAAGATTGCTCCGCTGGCACCGCGATATACAGTAATGCTTCGCTTAAGGTTGAATGTAGCAAGTGCGCGGGTCATCTCATCAACGCATTGCCGGATATCAGCACGAGCATTGGATAGACCCGTGATTCGCAGGGCATCGTTGATGTCCTCATAATCACTACCGGTGTATCTTCGAACAGCCGCATATTCGAGTTGGCTGAGCTTATCTTTCCATGAGTTGTACATACCGTTGCTTTGTGTAAGGCCAAAGAAAGCCTCAGATTTTCTGGCATCGGTTGTCTTAAAAGCGCGGCCACCACGTCCACCCATAGCGCATCACCTCAGCTCCCGGAGCTTTGCCTGATGAGCTTGGATAGGCACGATGTTTCCGTAGCACCAACTCGGGATCGTGCCATGAAAAAAGATGGTCGAGGGCTTAAGCCTCGCCATCATCTCTGTATATCCAAGGTTGAACAGGTATCGGCTTTCATTGTCCATTTGCGTTCCTACTGAGGAGATCGCAACGGCACCGCCTACAGGCTCGCCATCGAAACACCAGTCGAAGCTTTTCTCATCGCTCCAGGAAATACTAGGTACCACAGTCAGGCCATGTTCCTGCCAATAGCGTCCCAGCCAGTGTTTTCGATAGTGATTGTAGATCTGAACAGCCAGAGGAAAGTCGGTGAACAGAGAAAAATCAGGCGTACAGACACACTTGAAGTTCTCTAGCATGGGCATGTACAGCTCAACACCAGTCCACACCCTGAAAAACTGATAGTCATCCAGGAAAAAATGAACGCCAAGATCGCCGGGATTTGGGCAGCGTTTCGCTTGATTAAAGCCGATAAAGTCGCACTTATCGAGCAAAACCGGTGCAATTTCGGGGATATTGAAGCGCCCAACGCCCTCATACAGTGCTTTATCCAGATTCTCGCAGTTCCGCATCCACCATGGCATATCGATCCTCCTTTCGGTGGGTCAGATAATG